ATACAACATTAGGTAAAATACTGTTAGATGGCAGTGATCTGTCTCAGATAGAAGGAACAACTGGTAAGGTAGTTCTTTCTGCTGCGTATGCTGCTCCACAAGAGCCGGATCTTGGTAAAGAGCCACTAACCGGAAAGCGTGTCAAAAAGACTATGTCAGATGAATCTGTTAGTTTGTCTGCGCCGAGTAAAAATGAAATTGAAGGTGGAAATGTTGGACTTGAAGGACCTGATGCAGCCATTGATAGCGGCGTATCTCCGCCAAAAGTTCCGCTTGAAAGCCCTGACTCGCTAGCGCCTAAGTTAGGTAATGTAGGGCTAGAAGGAGACCCTTCAACACCATCTAAAAATCTTGGTAACGCTGACTTGAAATGAAAAACTTAAAAAACAAAGAAGAGTTAATCGGCAAAACTTTTATCGGCAAGGTTGTTGATAATGACGACCCTCTTTTTGAAGGTCGGGCCAAAATACTTGTGTATGGTATACACGAACAAGAAGAGCCTGTTTACGGACCAGACAATAAGCCTACTGGCTCTTACGTCAAAATAGAAGTTCCTGTTGATGCGCTGCCTTGGTCCCATCCATACAATCGTAAAATGTTTGCTAGTGATAGTGGTGGATGCGCAGACATATCAGTACCCAAGATTGGTACAATAGTTCGTGTGCAATTTGCCGAGGGTGACGTCTTTGCACCCGAGTTTACCAGCATCCAAACTATCAACGCAGATGTTATTGCAGAGATACAGGACTCATATATCAATTCGCATGTTTTAGCATTTGACGTGGAAGAAGAAATGAAGATTTTTTACACGCCTAGCAAAGGACTAACATTTTATCACAAAGAGTCGCAAATAATTATCAATCCAGATTCATCAATTACCATTGAGCATAAAGGCACGGAAAGCATTATTGAGTTGGTCGGAGCAGAGATTAATGTTGTATCGCAAAGTGCGGTTAACATAACAACCAAGAAAGCAGTAATAGAGGCAGACAGTATTGAATTAGGAGCGGGAGCCACTGAAGCTGTAATCAAAGGGAATGTTTTTCAATCACTGTTTAATGCACATACACACATAGGAAACCTAGGGGCCCCGACAAGCCCGCCGGTGTCGCCTCTTACCGGTTCAGAACTAAGTACAATAACAACAACAAAATAAAATAATATGCCATTAGTAACTACAACACTAAACGTTGCGCTAGCAAGCGCATTTGAACAAGGGATGCTGGTTTATCAAACAACGATAGCAGCCTCGCCTGGTATTGATGTAGGCGCAGCAGCAAGAGTCGCAGCCGCCGCAGCATTTTCTAATATCGCAACACCTGCAATAGATTTATACATTAAATCTGCTACAATCATCGTCCCACCTGGGCAGGTGATAGTCGGCGCAGGTGGTGGGCCTGCTCCTGTTTCTGGTGCAACCAGCGCGCCTTCCCCTCCAGCACTTATCACGTAAACATATTACCCATGAATATATACTAAAACTAAAAATATGAACATAAAAACAAACGCGTTTGGCACAGCAGATTTCGATTGGTCAGCAATCGAAAAGTATGATGCAAAAAGAAAAAGAAAACCTAATCTACAAGTGCTAGAAAAGCATGGGGATAAAATTTACTCGCATGAGCCCTATGCGCTAGATATGTACGAGGCAATCTTTTTAGGTAAAACTTTGTATAGCAAAGAGGTAGAAATAGGTGGAACCAGAAAAATTATTGATGTGCTCTATGTTAAAGGTACTGAGGTTCAAGTAGTACTTGAAGGAATGATTGACTGCACGCTAGATTTTCGTAGCGAAAAGCTATTTGCTAAGAAGCTGGGCAGAACTACGCAGGACATTTTGGAGCTGCTTGGCTCAGAAGAAGGAAAAGAATCATTTGTCAACGATAAATATAATGTAACTATTGAGTCCATTACGCCATATGTTAGAGGTTCGATATCAAGAGGTGAGATTGAGCAGTTAAGAAACGAGTTCTTTAGCGACTTGAAAACACCTAAAGCTGCATACATTTGTAAGCTACTCGAAAAAAATGGCGGAGGATTTCTTATTGATGTACAAGGCGTCAAAGGTTTCTTACCAGGCTCGTTGGCTGCAACAAATATAGTACGGGATTTTGACTCGATGATTGGTAAAGAAATACCGGTAGTAGTTGAAGACTACTTAAAGGATAGCGATACGTTTGTGTTCTCATACAAAAAATATGTAAGTATGATATTGCCTAGTAAAATTGAGGAATTAGATCTTACAAAAGAGGTTTCCGGCACTATTACTGGTGTAACAAAGTTTGGTATCTTTATTGAATTTGAAGACATCTTTACTGGACTACTTCATAGTAGTAAAATGACTGGGTACTGCAAAGAAAAGTTTAATGCAGGAGAATTTAAGTCAGGACAGACGTTTGATAAGTTTTGGATCAAGGAGGTAACCGCTGAGAAAAAGCTAATACTTACTGATGAAGACCCGTCTATTCGTTTTGCTGAAATGGAAGAGTTTAGCAAAAATAACGTAGGAACCATTAAGGGCGGTGAAGTTGTAGCAGTACAGCCTTTTGGTACGCTAGTAAAATTGCAAAAAGACATTTGCGGCCTAATATCGCAAAAAGAAATAAAAACAAAAAGAAAAAAGCTTGCGGTTGGTGATACAATTATGGTTTCCATTGACAGAGTAAAAGACGATAAAGTCTTTCTTTCGCTACCTGCAGAATCGTAAAAATAATTAGTAAGAAATGAAGGTGAAAAGAAACTACACACAGACAGAAGTGTTAGAGTCGGCAAAAATTGGGCTAGAATTTGAATTCTACAGCTCAATGAACATTGAAAAAACTGCTCGGTCTATTGCACAGTTTACAAAGAAACGTGTGGTTATTCCTATGTCAATGAGTACGCTTAATGCGCCTAAGCCTTTATACCATTCGCCAGTCAATCCAACGGCAGATATATTTAAGCTGGAGCCAGACTATTCTGGAGGAAAAAATATGTTTGAGTTGGTAACTGGGCCAGCCAGCTACCAAGATGCACGCAATGTAATTATTAAAATGTTTGAATGGATCGAAAGCAATGGATACACAACAGAACGATGTTCTGTTCATGTTAACATCAGTATTGATGGCAACAAGGTGGTAACTAAAAGCACTATTCAAAATATGTCAATAGCAAAGTTTATTCTTTCTTTTGATGAAGGCAAGGTATATAAAGTATTCCCACAACGTGAAAGCGCAATGTATGCAAGAAGTATTAAAAAAATTAGACCTAATCAAATCTTGTTCTATTTGCCTAATCTTCAAGAGTTTAACCGCTCTACGCTAACGCTCCCTGCTAATGAAAAGTACTATGGCGTAAACTTCTTAAAGAGTGAAAAAGGATATCTAGAGTATCGTTACATCGGCGGTGCTAAATATGAAAAGCTTAAAAAACCGATATTAGACTTAATTGACTACTTTATTCTTCATTTACAAACTGTGTTGAATTTTGAAAGTTTTACCGACAACGAGAAGATTAAGTTTAGAAAAATGTTACAACTAGATCAAGAGTTATATCTTGGGTTTACACGACATAGTGAGTTCGCAAAAAAGTTTCCAAACATCAAGGTCACAGCAGACATGAACGATGATCCACAAGTACTAGAAGCTCTTTGGCCAAACCTACGTGATAAACTATACGAAATTATGGTTACGGGCGAGATGAAAAAAGGCGCGTTTAACTACGATAGCGAAGTTGGACGTTTTCAGTTAAAAGACACTACGCTTGCAGAATGCACACTATCAAATGTTGAGTTTGTTAATTGTAAGGTGGAAGGCATCATCAACAACAGTTGGTTCTTTAACTGCGAGGTCACAAATTCAAGAATTGAAGAATGCGAGTTAGTTCGCGGAAATACCGTAAAATATACAAAAATTACCGCGTGTGCTCTCCCAGCTACTAATGTTTGCGAAGAGTGCTATATAGATAGTAAGCGCATGATCATTAACTGTGAGGTGATAGATGGTGTAATACGCAGTGGAGAAATTGGAAAGTTGGCTAAACTTTCCAAGGGTGTTATGGTAGTAGATGGCAAGCCTGCTGAAGGCTCAATAGAGGCTGCGCCTGAAAGCGAAGATAGCTATAGCGACAAGGCGCAAGATAAGGACAACAAGAAGAAAGAGGACAAGGCTAAAGAAAAAGGTAAAAAATAATCTCAAGACTTTATGACACGTGCTGAGTTGATACAAATGGTAAATGACGAGATTACAGTCAGTGGCGCGTTGCCTTATTCCGTGCCTGAAAAAGAATTAGAGCGTATTATTGAGCAGTCAAAAAATTGGTTTTACAAAAATTACCAGTATGCTGTAGAAACACAACATTACGTAATTAATAAAGGCTGGTTTGCTGATGCTGAATTTAAGAGAACACGTAGCGTTCTTCTTCCAGACTGCGTAGTCAGTGTTTTTGAATGTAGAGAGATTTCTGGCGGAGGAAGATTAGGGCTGGTAGGTACCGACTTCAGCGATAACCGTTTGCTGGCATCAGAGATTTATCTGGCGCCGTTTGCCTCTGATGACCTGGTACTAAGAACTGCGCAATACTCGTATTGGGATTTAACCAAGGCATTTATTTTAGAACGGGTGCGATATGACTACAATCTTAATACACATCGACTAAAGATTATGGGGCGAGATCCTAAAAAAGATCTCTATCTACAAGCCTATGTTGAAATTGAAGAAAGCAAACTCTATGATGATTATTTCTTTCAGCGCTGGGTAACTGCAACTGCCAAAGTTTCTCTTGGTAGGCTATTAGGCTTTTTTACATTTAATCTTCCGGGCGGCATTGCCGTTGATGGATCAAAGATTAGCGATGAAGGCACAGCCGAGTTAGAGTCCATAAAAACCAAGATTGACGAAGAAAACAGCCCAGACTGGTTTTTCGTCTACCATTAATTCTACCTCCTCTCTCAGCTATATTCTGATGATGAAGCTGGCTTTAGTTTTTGATAGTATTTATTTACAATAATATCGGCTTTGAATATATACTTAAACAACTAAAAAGATTGTAATTCATGCTAAAAGAAATATACTGCAGAACCAACGAGGACCCTGGGTATAATCCAAACATAATAGACACCAACAGTTCTTTAGAAGGTGTTCTTACTAAGATTAGGATGATACTTTTTACGCAGCGAGGTGAAGTGATGGGTGCAAGTGAATTGGGAATGAATCTGGAAGAGATGCTGTTTAAGTTCAGCTTTGATGAAGCAAGAGTTCGAGGAGAATTTATCAACCAACTGTATCGATTTGTTCCAGAAAGTAGCGACTTTCGCGTTGACTTAAAGGTAAGCTTTGTACCTGGGACTGTAAGAGATTTAGCATACTTAAATATATACATAGACGGTACCAAGTACCTAGGAGTTTTTGCAAAATAAAAAAGCATAATGGCAAAAGATATTAAACCGGAGATATTCAAAACAGATAGGATACGCTTTGGTGAATTGTATGAAGATGCAAAAAATTATCTATCTAGTAGGTATTTACAAGCATCGCAAGTATTTTCCCCTGCTAGTGCGTTCGGTCAAATACTTCAAGTAGTTTTTGACTTGGGCAAGTTGATTATGTATTACGTAGAGGATAGCCTTACTGAATTAAACATCTATACAGCAACACGTGATACATCTATTCGCAGCCTTGCAAGATTAGCCGGGCATAATGCAGTTAGATCAATAGCAGCCACCGGAACTATTAGGCTTGCATACAATGGCGCAACAACACAAATGTATGGAAATACCGTAATCATACCTAACTATAGCGTTATTATAGACGATGCTTCTGGTTTTTCTTATACCATCACAGCTGATACCGAAGAAATACGCATAGAGCTTACAGGAAAAAATGTTGTTGAGGTAAAAGTGTCTCAAGGCATTATTGATAACCAGCAATTTACGGGCATCGGCACCGATTTACAAAGTTTTACTGTTGCAACAAAACGTGGATCATTGATTGATCAATTTTTTGTAAAGGTTTATGTAAACTCAAAAGAGTGGACACAGTTTGATAGCCTATATGATATGGGTTTTGAAACCGAAGGCGTTCTTGTTAAAACTGGTGATAATGGAAACGTGGACATTACTTTTGGCAATACATTTTTTGGGAAGGTACCTCCAACCGGCAGCACCATTCGTGTTGAATATCTGGTGTCTGCGGGAAATAGCGGTAATATACTAGAAGGGTCTGAAACTCAATTTGCTTTTTCCGATCCTGCATATGACGTGATTGGCGGCGAGGTCGATCCGAATGAAATACTTAACATTTCTGTAGCTAAGCCTATTATTTTTGGCGCAGACCCTGAGCCTATTAACCTAACAAGAATACTGGCGCCAAGAACTTCAAGATCATACGTTCTTGTTAACGCAGATTCATACGTGTATTTTTTACAAAAGTTTAATCTGTTTACTGTTATTGATGCATTTAGTACTTTTGATGACGATGATGTAACTGATGACAATGTTATCTACTTGTTTTTGATACCTGATGTTAATAAAAGAAAGCCGGCTAACTCGGATTATTTTACCACACCAATCAATCTTTTTATCTTATCTACCTACGAAAAGGAAAAAGTGTATGATTACATTGAAGAGAGTGGTCAAAAGATTATGGGGACTGAGATTAAAATCTTAGATCCTATTATTAAGCGATATGTTCTTAACATTAACATTACTGCCTATGAAGGTTATAGCAAAGACACTATACGTCAAATGGTAATCTCAAGATGTAGCGACTACTTCTTAAAAAACCGTCGCAGGGACCGAATACCAAAGTCAGACCTAGTTGCAATTATTGAAACAGTGGAAGGCGTAGATAGCGTAAACCTATGGTTTCTGTCTGAAGAAAATGAAGCGTTCAAAACTGATCCTGCCAATGTAAATAAACCTGATATTGGTATTGACTCGTTTGGCGACGTGGTTAATGTACGTGGTGATTATGCGCTAATTCGCGGAGGATGGAAAGATCGAAATGGCTTAGTCTACCTAGACACTATAGATACAGGAAAACCTGGAAGTATTAACATTGCATTTGGAAAAGATACACCAAAGTCTCTTAATATGAATTTGCATAGACAAAACATTGATATATTGAAAAACTCATAATTTACTATGAAAAAGGAACAAAGAAGCGGGGCTTACCTTACACGTGAAAGCTATCGACAGTACACTTACCATTTTTTTGATAACCGAAAGAATTTAGGATATGATTGGAGAAATTCATTACTTAAGAAAAGTCTTAGCTCTTATTTATTAGCCGACGCTAAAAGGTTATCTATGGTAGAACAAATACAGCGGATGTTGGTTGCTTTAATGGACCAAGCAAGCCGCATAAAAAAGGCCATGAACATTTATACTGATAAAAACGAGAAGTACTATAACTAATGCTACTAACAAACAGATATAGCTTCTTTGACAAAAAAGGGCTCAATTCCAACCCGTTGGCAAATTATGCCATTGATGCGTTGATTGTGCAACCTGACAATGGCGCGGGAAACGGCGCGGTAATACACCCATACACCAATTCTTTAGGATCAATCATCTATATTGAAATACTTAGTGGTGGCTACAACTACGCGGTCGGCACGTACATTCAGTTGTATGACACCAACACACAACAGCTTATCACGTGCGATGTCTCAGACGTTACAATCGTTAACGGCGTAATTACTGCGGTTAGCATACCTAGTACGCCATACAACACTAATTTTTCTTATCCTGCTGTGTATTACTATACGGCAAACTACATGGAGCCGGTATCTACTGGCCTGATTGCGTCTGACTCACTTTTTATGCTAGAAAATGTGTTTGATTCAAATGGCAAATCAGTTTACACGTTTCCTCGAGCCGAATACTACGGGCCGTATAACATTACCAGCTATGGAGCCAATGGAACATCTGCATTCATAAAGATCTACACTGTGCCGATTAGCGGAAATGTAATAGCAGAGGCAAAGAACAAAATTTTTGGTGTCAACCCTGCAACGTTTGCGCAGTTACAAGCTTCTATGAACGTAGAAGGGCCGGGCATACCAGCCAATACAATTATTACCGAGATTGATGTAACGTATAACACTATTACGCTTAGCAATGATTTTGTTAGTGTAGGCGCAGTTAGTATTGCTGCGTACTTTCCGCATGCTATTCGTAAAGGAAATACAATTAGGTTAGATTCACAAGTGCCGACAGCTCTAGACGGCGAGCATATAATTACAGATACAACATCAACTTTTATATTTTTTGATTCAACTCTTAACATACCTACTACTTCCGCGCCTAATACTGATATGTTCATACAACCGGTCTTTAGAGCACAACTACAATCAGGCAGTGATGAAGAGTTTTTCCTATTTGACGTAGAATACAACGAGGACTATCCAACGATTGTTAAGAGCAAAGAGGTCTATTTTACATTCAATAACGCAGATGGCATTTCAACGCCAGATTCTATACCAACTACAGGCAACGGGCTATATCAAAGAACTGTGTATGAAAGGCCGCCGCAAGAAGCTTTACAAATCAACATTGGTCTGCAAGCAGATTATGAAGGGGTTTATTCTTCGCAGCTGTGGATCCAAGACATTACATTTCCGATATCCAGGTTAGTCTATATTGCAAATTATGAAGGCGAGACTATTGAAGAAGAGTATCGTTTTCCTGCTTTACTAGAAAACTTTGGAACTGAAGTAGATGCAAAAGAAGAGTTTATTTTTAGGGACAGCGACATTAATGAGGAGCTGCCAAACTATGAGTTACTTAATAGTAAGCGTAAAGAAATGCTTATGGAATGGTCCAACATTTGGCCTTACGCAGGCTCTTATCGTGGATTAGTTAATGTTCTTAATTGGTTTGGTTATTATGATGTGCGCATCAAAGAGTATTGGTTAAACGTTAATCAAGAAGACGAGTATTACGGATCGTATCGACAGATGCAAGTTCCGTTTCAACTTAAAGACAAAGCAAAAAACAGCGAAGCAATATCTATACTGCCTAGCAAACATTACAAAAAAACCAACCTCTTTGGGCTGTATTATGATATTGTAAAGGACGGCGGGCAATACTACCAAAATGGTATACCTATTACCAAGGATGCCTTTGATTTCACTAATGAAGAGGTACTAATAAAGTTATTTGCTCTAAAGCGTTATCTGAAAGAAAAGTTTTTGCCTCTCAACATTAAAATTGTTGATATTACTGGCGAAGGCGTGTATTATGAAAACTATGCAGTCAATACATGGAATGATAATGTACAAAGATTGCATGTGAACCTTACCCGTGATATTGACTTTACCGCTGATAGCACACGAGTTCAAATAAAAGATGCTAGACCCTTTGAATCAAATGGCGGACTTCCTTCTCCGCCGTATTTTGGTTTGGTGTCTAACTACTATCGAAAATATAACATTGATCGAGCGCTCATTGGAAGTGGCGGAGGACCGTACTTTGGCGTGATACCTGCAGTTTCCTTTCCTGGCGAATCAGTGCAACAAGCACGCGGCGTGGTTCGAGTAAAAGGCTACCCACTAAGTATTATTGCGCCACTTACGCCATCTGGTACAGGCTATCAGATCGGTGATGTGATTACCCTGGCAGGCGGAAGCTATGAAGCGCCGATCCGCTTGGTAGTTAACACTGTTGGACCGGCTGGTGAAGTACTTAATTTTGGAATTGTTGCTGGTAATAACCAAGGATCTAATTATTCCTCTCTTCCAAACCAGTTTTCACAGGCAGGTGTTATACGCATTAGTGGAAATCAATACGTTGCTGCTAACGCATTCGGCTTTATTGTAAATGCAACAGACATACCATTTGAAGCAGAAAGCATATTGTTGTATGACAAAGGGCTAAAATACTCAGCGCCGCCAATTGCAGTGTTTCAGCCAGCCATTGGTGGAATAACTGCAGATCTACAACTTTCCTATACAATTGAAACACCTTCAGCATATTTTAACAACGGCGCGATAGTTAAGGCGTATGGCGATTCACCTAATATACCAATAGCTGCGCTTCTTGATCTAAGCACGAATTTTGACATTGACTGGGATGGCGTACCATACACATGGAACGAACTAGGTGGCGGAAGTGATGCTACATTAAAGTCGTGGGCCAGCTTGCTGCCTAATGGCACAGGACAATTAAACGCAGTAGAAATACTTTCTCCAGGAAAAGATTACCGGATAACTCCAACATTTACAGTTTCTGGCGGAGGTGGAACTGGCGCAACTGTTAGTGGTGAAATACTCAGAGGTGAACTAAAGATTTTAGAATTTGAAGTTACCGCAGTAGGCAGCTCTCTAGGTGTTAACGATGTGCTTACGCTGTCTCCGCCGATAGCAACTAGTGGTGTTAATGCCGTTAGCACAGGTAGAATTGTTATAGGCAACAACATACCTGCCGGAACAGTTACGTCACTTGTTAATGTGCCTTTCAGTGAAATTGAGCTACTTACACACGCTGGAAACCCACTAATCACTACAGTTGCTGTTGGCGATAAAATCTACGTGCATCAAGGAGTGTCTGTGACTGCGGGCGGTTCTTCGTTCGACTCGCTGCCCAATGTTGCACCAAACGGTGGCCACGTTGGCACGCTGTTTACGTGGGATGAGCTTGGAAGAGGCGACCTATATCAAATGGAATGGGTGGTTAGTCTTACTGATAAGAGTAAGCCTACTGACATTTTTAATTACCGTAGCGGTACTAAAACTATTGATGAATTAATAGAGCACCAAATACTTTTACCATATGCTGGAAAATATACAGTAGAAATGATTGTATATGATACAGACAACAACTTTATCAATGAAATAAAAAGTAACTACGTAGAAGCATATGTTCCAGAAGTAAAGATAAGTCATGTAACACGCTACATCTCTGATTGTGCAAATAAGTGGGACGATTTTTATCAAGATCCTATACCAGAATTTGAGCCTACGCCGTCTATGTTAGCACCTGCACCAATTGAAGGCGTGCGGTATAATTGGGATAACGCGTATGGAAGATGGGTCAATCCTGTTTTTTCACAAGGCAGCTGGGACCAAGCGCAGCTACAGTGGGACCGGTTAGACGTGGGAAATTTATCATCGATTAACAATTGGAACTACCCTGCAACTGCTCAGTCATCGATACTACAAATATCACCAGTTGATAATGTAGAAGGCGCAGTCCTAACTTATGTAGATTCTTTAATCGACCCGTTGGTTCTTAATCCCAGAATCAGGCTAAGCGGCCAAAGAATATACCCAACGATCGAGCCGGCGATCAATCCTAATGATTGGATCTACATTTGTAGAGGAAACACCATATACAATTTGGAAGTCTTATACACGGACTACACAAATCCACTATACACAGACATCTATTTAACCGCGGTCCCGCCGGCTGCTTTTAGAGGAGGGCCAACTACTTGGCAAGTTAAACGCGAAGTAGCACAAACGCTGGCTTTAAGTGGTAATCAAATCTACGATGAGATTACTAATCCAGCAGGTATTAAAATTGGTGGATATGTAAGATTGGCTTCTCCGTATGATGCGCCGCTGCGATCTCGGGTAAACATTACAGGTACTGACACAATGGGCGTCAGTGATCCCAATTACATCATACTCAATGGAGGCGGCTTAGACACTTCATATTACCCAGGCGGCAATCTTGGTAAAATTTACAAGTATCGAAATGATTCGATTGCTAATGGAAACTTGGTATGGGACGCAACGCCAGCATCTAGCACGTGGTGGATAGAAACACAGTCACTTGATCCATTGGTTAATGACCATGTTGGAAAGATGTTTATTGTTAATGCACTAGGAGCCGTAGGCTGTTTACCGGCGTTACCAATAAGCGAGCTATTGCCTGGATTTTCGGTAATCACTATCCTGGTACAACTAGGCGGTCAGCTTGTTTATACACAGAGGCTGCGAGTGCAACAGACTTATTTTGATACCAGTACTATGGGCAATCCATTTAGTATCTGGAGTGGCGCGCCGGCTGGGTATACTGGTATTAGTAGCATTGATGTAATTGCACTAGATGGCGGGAACTTATTAGGACTTAATGCGCAGCTGACTACCTGGTATGGAGCAGGTGCTACTATCTGGTGTGAATATGAATACAATGAATTTCCAACTCGAACATACCTGGGCGGAAACAACGGAGGAAACGCTGAAATTTATATGGACTTTAATATGTACCCAGCATACGGTCCATTTGCTACAACCACAGTTTTCCCAACAACCGACACTGGCTGGTTTTACGACCATTGTACAGTAGAAGGCGATTATACGCTGTTAGTAACTAACACAGGTCTTTGGCATAATGGCGTGGGTACACTAATAACGGTAGATGACAGCAATAGCGAATTGATAAGGTCTAGTACTTCTTTTAACGCATACCAACGACGTTTTGATGAAGATTACGCAGAAAATCGACTTGGCACGCTGATTCATCAGTGGAAAAACTATGATATTGCAACATGGGATGATTCTTGCTATCACAGCTGGGATAGCGTTGATTTCCAAGAAAGCGTCTCATGCTTTTTCCAACTTGACACGGTGGCACAAAACGGAAGTATCAAATACAACAATGATCCGGCATTTGCGTTTCAAGGTATTGTGGGTGGGATGAGTAACGCTGAAATAGCGTCTCAAGCACTATATGAGTTGCGTGCTAATGAGTTTCCAGGCCTTTCACGGTTTGACTATCAAGTCATTAGTACTTCACCAGCCAATGTAAACTTTATTTTAGGAACGCTTTACACCTACCAGTTCCCTAATGACATTCTTTCATTCGCTGGAACTGTTAGTGTTGGCGATGTTATAGTTTCACCGTATACCGAGCCTGCGGCTGTAGTTTCGGCTGTTGGTGTAAACATTACAATGGCGTTGCCGCTGCCAAAAAAGGCACAGTTTGCAGGAAGTACTACAACTGGAAGCCCTCTTATTACCGATGTAGTAGGCTTGCTGGAGGAAGAGCTGTACGTAGGTGAGATTGTTACCGGATCAGGACTTAACGCTTTCCCTGCTGCGCCGTCTACAGTTTTAGACATTATTGTTTCAGGTGGAAAAATACGACAAATTCGGTTATCAGAAAATGCAACAGCCACTGCGTCACAAAGCTTACTTAGTGTAGAATGGGGGATAGCAGCAGCACAACCTAATTTGGCGTTTCAATCGCTGATACAAAATGGCTCGTTTGTGATACAGGCCTTTGCCAAAACACCTAGTGTAGATCAATTAGGCTCGTTGGTAGGTGCAAATGGCGTTACTTTTCATGATCCAGTAAATGGCGTTTCACAACCAATAGGACATACGTACTCGCTGAAAAATGCGCCTCTACATTTTGGGTACGGCGTAGGAAAAGTTGGCGCATTTGAAAATGGGTTATCAGAGTATTTAATGCTGAATCGCAACTGGCAAGTTTACCAGTACGAAGGCCTTAACCCACTATCATTACCTGGCGGCTGGTACCCAGCTAGTGATTTACCGCCAGCATACAGTTGGTTAGACAATGACCCGCCGCCGGCATTGCCAGCTTTTTCTAATACGCTAGATGCCGAAACACAATCCAATCGACTACCGTATGAAAGTGGAATGGGTGGTCCATTCCGTTGGGAAGAAACACGAATTAGTACAGTCAACACGTCCATACCTACTGGATCGAGCGTTATCTTTACACCTGACGCCAGCGAAATGGCAGGAAAGTCACGGTTCTTATGGAGGCTCTATAACAGTACAGAATTATTAGTAGAGATTGTTGATCCTACATTTATGTGGACATTTTTAGAGCAAGGCGATTATTCGTTAGAACTTGAGCTAGCTGACACAAACGGAAACGTTAAAAGCGGCACAGAAAAAAACTTTGTAAAAGTCTATGAGCTTGAGAAATAACACGCCTAACATTTACGAGCAATATCGCAAACAAGGTAACGCCACCCCGTCAATCGAGGATGGTAATCCTACGGATAATACGCTACAAGGAAAAATCTTTACTTCTGAGGTGACTACTGCTGATGGATATAGCATTGATTATCTGGCTAGCGTTGTTTCTGTCGTGGCAAACAAGACAACTGGCTCCACCGGAAACAACTACACATACACTATTACGCTAACATACGCCATTACGCTTGAATCTGGTGCAACCATTCCAGGATTTTTTGGTGATAACATCATTATAGCCGGTGAGCCTTTTCTTATTCAAACACCGAGCATAATTCGTGGTATGGTTAATCGCATAACTAGCGCGCCACCGCCAACAGTAGTCGGTGCAGTCTACACGTACGTAGTTGGTCTTGATTGCACAATTACACAAGGTGATCCATCTACTATTTCAACTGGTAGTACATTCTTATGGAAGACCAATTACTATACTGAAAGCACAAATTTTCAGAATGCCTATCCGCCAGTTAAGGTAGAGTCTACATACAATCAGGCCACTGGCGAGATTTTTTTCTATTGGAAAAACATTAATGAGTTATCATACTCGTATAACATTGACATTCGCAACACGGGTGCATTTCCGCCGAGTCAACAACAGTACATTCGTGTACCAGGTAATACAGCAAACCCAAAAACAGCGCTCACGCCTTTTGTTGCTGTGAGTGGCGGTGCAATTAACGCTGTTAAGATTAGCGATCCCGGAGTTGACTGTAGCGGCGAAAGATCTGTTAAATTTATCGGGCCTGGTAGCGGAGCGGTCTGGGGCACTACGCTAGACGACCAAGGTTCACTACTAATTAACGAGTTTGATGATCCACAGTTTTTAGGCGTAGGCGCAATTACAACGCCGTTTCAAGCAATAAGCTCTGGCCAGCCTATTGACCAAATTGGACTGCCGGTACAAGTAACAAGCGCAGGTCAACCTCTTGACAATTTTACCTGGAGTAACACTTCGGTAGGTCTGCCGTTTGGCATATATCCAGGCGTTCCTGTTTTTGGCGGGAGCGGCAGTGGCGCGTTATTTACTGTTGTTGCTAACTTTGGTACTGTACAAGCAGTGTCAATGACAAATCCAGGCAGCGGTTATCAACTACCCGATGCAATAGGCATTCTTGGAACGGCAATGGTGGGCGGAGTTGTGCCAACCGACAATATCACCTTTTATGCGCTACCAGACCTTTTGCCTACTACATACACTGCAGTGTCTAGTACTTGTAGTGGGACTGGAACGGGTGCTACTTTTACCGTTTCATATGATAGTGCAAGTCAGCTGTCAGTCACGCTAGTGTCTCCAGGTGCTGGGTATTTTGTTGGCGACATTATTACTATACCAGCAGCAAACATTGGAGGAGGTACTGCAACTGACATTACATTTACGGTCGACACGCTAGTTCCAATTATGT